TCGTGATCAAAAGATTAAAGATCTTGAAATTCTGGTGGCAAAAGCAGAGCAATCTCAAACCCAATCGGAAGCGGCTAAAAGCGCGGATACTTCGGCTGCAGATGCTGCAAAAACAACAAAGGCAAAATAATCATGATCGACGAATCATCCTTTCGTGAAGCTATGCCGATGTTTGCTGATACTGTGGAATACCCCTCATTTCAGTTCAATTTCTACTTAAACCTAGGAAAAAAGCTACTGCCTGTTTCGCGTTGGGGTGATCCTAATGATCCTGATAACTTGTTTGATTATGGTTTGACTTTATTTATTGCTCACTACCTGACCTTGTTTAAGCGATCTATGGCGTTATCCGACATAGGTGGTGATGCTGGAAAAGTGGCGGGTAATGAAACGTCGAAATCAGTTGATGGCGTTGCAAAGTCGATGGATGTGTCTGGTGTGCTTAATACTGATGCAGGCCATTGGAATATGACAACTTTTGGCATTCAATTCTATCAACTCATGATGATGGCGGGTGCGGGAGGTATTCAACTATGAGTGGTGTTACATCATCTGGTAATGGATTGATGGATATTCTAAACGCTGTCTCAGAACTTTCTCAGATCGAGGTATTAGTCGGTGTACCACACGGTGAAGCACGAAGTGATGGCGACGGCATGACCAATGCAGCCATTGGTTATTTGCTAGAAACTGGTTCACCCGCAATGAATCTTCCCCCACGCCCGCACTTAGTGCCAGGTGTTGAGGAAGTGCAAGACACTATTGCTGAGAAGCTAACTTATGCGGTTGATGCTGCCTTAACTGGCAACACCAAGCGTATGTACTTCTATCTTGATGCTGCTGGCCACAAAGCTATGATGAATGTGAAAAAATTCATTAATGCAGGTGACTTTGCGCCGTTAGCGCCATTCACCTTGAAAATGCGTCGATCAAGAAACCATAAGTCAACTAAGCCATTGGTGGAAACGGGTGCTTATCGAAACTCTCATACTTACGTCATTATGAAAAAAGACAAGGAGATTAAGCGTGCCGACTCTTGATGTATCAGACGTTCTTCTTGATCCTGATTTCATGACGAAGAACCTCAAGTGTAAGCGGGTTTCAGTTGTGGTTGGTGGCAATGGGCGACCTGAAAAAACTGAGCAAGAGTTTCAATTTAGCGGTGTGGTAACAACGAATAGCGGTCAGAACATGGATCGTCGTGAGGATGGTGCGCTCATAAAAGGTGCGATCAATATCCACACCAAAACTCTATTAATCGCAGGTGATGATGATCATCAGGCAGATGAAATCACATGGAAAGGTAAAGCTTACTATGTAGTTCAGGTACTTGATAATTTGCATTACGGCCGTGGTTTTAACAAAGCCATCTGCGATCTAAAACCACTGGGGTAAATATGGGTGATTCTGCAACAGGCGGTTATATACCTCCTAGCGGAAACGTTGCCTATGACCAAGAACTAGAAGACATCTTTCAAGCTTTTATTGTGGGGATTACATCTTTGCAAGGTAAGTTTGTGCGTCCACGTTGGCAAGAAGATCCACCACCAATGCCCAAGAAAGGTGAAAACTGGTGTGCATTTGGCATTAAGTCTATTCAACCTGATGATGGTCCACTGTTCGAGCAACACGATGAGAATATGGATTCAATTCGGCATGAGACTTTAAAGGTGTTTGTGTCATTTTATGGCAATCAAGGTCAACAGACTGCGCATGTCTTTAGGGATGGTCTAGGTATTCCGCAAAACATTGCTCAATTACGTGAGCACAAAATCAAATACGTTGGGTGTGATGAGGTTGTCACTGCACCAGACTTTCTGAATCAACAATATGTGCATCGTTATGACTTGGTTGCGACATTTAGACGTAAGACCAAACGGACGTATGCAGTCAAAACGTTCAAAAGTTTTCAAATTGATATTCATAAAAACTAGGAGTTTTCAATGACATTACCTGTTTCCAGTGTCGTAAATGTCAGCATTAGTCTTGCTGCATTGGCGGCGGGGCCACGTTCGTTTGGCTCATTACTAATTTTAGGCTCGACCAGTGGTGTAATTGATACCACAGAACGTATGCGCGAATACTCGAGCATCAAAGAAGTTGGTCAAAAGTATGGTGTTGATGATCCAGAATACAAAGCAGCATTAGCCTATTTTGGACAATCACCTAAGCCACGCACATTGTATATCGGCTATTGGCACAAAGATGGTCAGACACCCGAGACGATTCAGGCTGCTGTTACCGCGTGTTTGGATTCTCTTAACTGGTATGGCTTGGTGGTTGCTTCTGATTTAACTGATGATCAAGTGCTATCTGTAGCATCATTAATTGAAGCATCTGATCCAGTTCGTGTTTTTGGTCACACTACCCAAGTTGAAGATTCAACAAGCGCTACTAGCAAAACTGATACTGCTTACAAGCTTTCAAATGCAAAATACCGCCGTACATTTTGCATATTCTCAAGCACCAATGCTTATGCTGCAGCTTCAGTTTTTGGCCGTGCATTTAGCGTGAACTTTAACGGTACGAATACAACGATCACTCTTAAGTTTAAGCAATTGCCTGGTATTACACCTGAAGATTTAAAAATCTCAGAAGCCAATTCATTGACTGCCAAGCATTGTAATGTATTTGCTTCATACAATAATGACACTGCAATCTTGCAAGAGGGCGTGATGTGTGATGGGTCATTTATTGATGAAATTCACGGGTTGGATTGGCTTCAAAATCATTTAGAAAATTCACTTTGGAATCTGTACTACACAAGCACCACCAAAATCCCTCAAACTGCAGCTGGTGTGAATCGTCAATGTGGTGTTCTTGAGCGCGCTTGCGAACAAGGTATGGCTAATGGGCTGCTTGGTGAAGGACAGTGGAATGGTGACAGCTTCGGGGCTTTAAACACAGGTGATTATTTACCTAAAGGCTTTTATGTGTATGCCAATAGCCTAGATGATCAAGCTCAGTCTGAACGTGAAGCACGTAAAGCCCCAGTCTTTCAAATTGCAGCAAAATTAGCAGGTGCAGTCCACTTTGCTGATGTTGTTGTATCAGTAAACCGTTAAGGAGCAGTTATGTCTACTTACAGCTTTATGGACACCCAATGCTCTTTAACGAGCGATGATGGTGTCATCGATCTTGGTTATGGCGCAGGTATTGCCGAGGAAGGCATTACCTTTGCCATGGCAGGTGACAAAAACACCATGACGATTGGTGCAGATGGTGAGGGCATGCATTCTTTGCATGCTGATAACTCTGGACAAGTTACGATTCGTGCCCTTAAAACCTCATCTATAAATGCCAAGTTGATGAACATTTATAACGCTCAAAAAGGCGTTACGCGTAAATGGGGTAAAAATACTATCACCTTAAACCATTCTGGATCAGGTGATAACCACACGGCATCTAAATGTGCGTTCAAAAAAGTACCCGATTATACCAATGCGAAAGATGGTGCAATGGTTGAGTGGGTGTTTGACTCTATTAAAGTCGATATGAAATATGGCACTTATGAATAAGGTTTAATTTGAAATGAATGAAATCATCTTAATTGGTGATCATGAGTATTCGATCGGGCGCTTAAATGCGCTCGATCAGTTTCATGTATCCCGAAAAATAGCCCCGATCATCCCTACACTCATGCCAATCATCACAGAAGTAGCTAAAGGCGATCTTGCAAAGGTTATTGAATCTTTGGATGTCGATGAGGCTAAAGAGAATCAGAATAATGATTTAAGTGGTCTTCAACCGCTTGCTCAAGCACTCGAACCGTTTATGGAGGCATTCGCTAAAATGCCTGAAGATGATGTGAATTATATTATTCACAAATGTCTAGCAGTCACTAAACGCGGATCTGCTGTTGTATGTCGTGGTCAGTCAATCATGTTTGATGATCTGGATATGGGGCAAATCTTGCCGCTTGTCATCGCCGTGATACGAGTCAGTATGGCAAATTTTATTCAAGGGCTGCTTATGAAGGCATCGAGCATTCAAACACAGTCCACATAAATTATAAAAGCTTACCTGGTGAAGAAGACTGGCTGATGCGGCCAGTCATCAAGGGTATGTGTAAATTTGAATCATTAAAAAATGGCAAAGTCGATTTAGCTGATATTGCATTGATGAATGATGCTTTGGATGTTGTTGCCGACAATGAATATTTGATCAATGAAGAGCGTGAGCGAAAAAAATAGATGATTTGTATATGAGTTATATACAAGTCAATCCGGTTTTTTGACATGTGAAAAAGTGAATAATGAACTTTAAAAGCAAAACCCCGATAGTTGGTCGCTATCGGGGTTTTTGAATTTCCACTCGTACAAGCAAGAACAAGAGAAAACTATGTATGCAGAAAAATGATAGCAGTAAACCCACTATAAAGCTAGAGGGAAAAATGAGCACAAAAGATGCAGGAAAAGTCGCAATTATCATGGCTTGGGGTAAGGCGATATCACTTGTTACAGCAAGTGTAGCAACCCTAATTGGCTCGATCGCAGTCTTAGTATGGCGATTAAATGCTTAGGTAAAAATTACAAAGTAAGTAGGTGATTTCATGGCACAAGAAGGTGTGATCCGCAACTTCATGGTTGCATTGGGTTTTAAAACTGACAATAGCGGTTTGGGCCAAATGCAAAATGCCATGAAAGGCGTTGAGTTAAAGGCAGTGGCATTAAAAGGCGCATTAATGGCACTTGCCACTGGTGCAGTTATTGCGGTGCGACAAACAGCAAGTGAATTAGATAAACTTTATTTCTCGTCTCAACGTATCGGCGCAAGTGCGACAAATATCACCGCCTTTGGTAATGCTATAAGCCAAATGGGTGGTAATGCTGAAACCGCATTAGGGACATTAGAATCATTAGCTGAAAAAATGCGTAATTCCCCAGGTTATGAGGGGATGATCAACAGCCTTGGCGTGAACACGAAGCAAGCTAATGGTGAGATGCGCGACCGTGTCGAGGTTATGAAAGATTTAAGCGGTGTGCTTGCTCAAATGCCAGCATATCAGGCGAATGCTTATGCTAGCTCACTAGGTATTGATCAAAACACATTGCTTGCCATGCGCGATGGCAAGTTTTTATCGAACATGGAGAAATACCAGAAAATCCAAGAGCAGCTTGGCATGAATGATGATCTGACAAAATCAGGCAATGAATTCATGACCGAGTACCGCGACTTAACAATGATGACCAAAACTGGTTTTCAAGTTATTGTCATGCAAGCTGGGAAGGCTCTTATTCCAATCTTACGCTTACTCAATCAGTTGATTCAATCGGGTATATCTGCATTCAGTCAATTAAATCCTGAAATAAAGAACATGCTAGGCATAGCTTTGCGTTTTGCTATGGCTACGCTTGTTCTTGGTGGGTTTATTAAGACATTTGGATTGCTGTTTAAGTTCATTCCAATGATAAAGGGATTGATCGGTTTGGTTCGTTTATTGAACCTTAGCTTATTGGCTTCACCAATTGGTTTTATTATCGCCTTGGCTGCAGCTTTGGCTTTGCTCTATGACGATTACCAAACATGGAAAGAAGGTGGTAAATCCTTATTTGATTGGTCTAAATGGACATCTGGATTAAATGTAGCTTTAGATTTCATTCAGAGGGTGGGGCAATACTTCGTTGACTTAAAAAACAAAATAATTTCTGTGTTTAGTGAGATTGATCCCTCAATTCAAGATTTTATAAAAAACGCTTTAAAAGTGGTCGCGATCGGCTTCGCTTTTTCCAAGTTATCTCAGATATTTAAAATGCTTGGAGGAGTTAAGTCCATATTTAGCGTTTTAGGAAAATCTCTAGGTTTTGCTAAGGGTGGAATTATTGGTTTAAGTAAAGGCGCATTTAGACTTATTCGAGCTTTGCTGTCATTAAGTTTTGGTGTAAAGAAACTTATGCCAGTACTTCGCCTGTTACTTAATGTATTTAAATTCACTCCGATTGGCCGCGCGATTGCTTTAATTGGATTACTTGCCTCTGCAATTCAATGGTTAATCAAGGATTTTAACAAATGGAAAAGCGGAGCTGATTCATTTTTACCATGGGGTAAATGGTCGAAGAGCATCGACCGAATCATGGATAAAATTCGCAACTTCTTGGACTTGCTAAGTAATGTTAAAGACAAGGTAATCAACTTTGTTCAAAAGATTATTTCCGATCCCGTTGAGGCTGTGAAGGAAGTTGTCGATACGGCTAAAGATGCATTACAAATAAAAGATGGCGGGGAACCAAATCAGCCAGTTAAAACTATCAATGAAGTCAGCAAAAACATTGTTGATGGTGCTAACAATCTTGTGGGTAAGGCTCTGGATGTAGGTACTACAACAATCAAAGGCCTTATAGGTGCAAGTAAAGAAACACTCGGTTTGGGTGATGATCAATCAAAAGCAGATGCAACCAAGCTGGCTGATGGCATTAAAAGTATGACTCAAAAGGGTGTCGAGGCGGTTGTGAATGTTGGCAAGTCGGTGGATCAGACGGTTAAGGCATCACTAAAGGTTAATACAGATTCCTTTTCTTATTTCATTGGTAAAGGCGAAGGTGGATACAACTCGGTTAACCTAGGTAAAAAATATGGATACAAGGCTGGCACTAGACCTTTAACCAACATGACCGTCAAGGAAGTTTACGATATGCAGAAGCGCAAAGAGGTTAATGCGGTCGGAAAGTTCCAAATTATTAGAACTACCATGCCTGAGGTTATTAAGGGGATGAAGTTGACTGGTAAGGAGATATTTGACGAAGCAATGCAAGAAAAGATGGGTGCTTGGCTTTTATTTAATAAACGAAAAGCTTTAGGGGATTATCTAAAAGGTAAGCATGATAATTTAAATCTTGCTGGTGATGAAGGGGCGAGAGAGTGGGCATCATTGCCAGTGTTGTCAGATAGACTTACAACTAAAGCAGGTGAAAAGACATATCACTCAAAGAGAGGTAGTACTGCATATTCTGATGGTGTAAATAAAGCTCAACATTCATCTAACAAGTATGAAAAGGTTCTATTGGAGGCTAAAAAGATATATAACGAGGCGATTAAATCAGGATTAAATTCAGAACAAGCCCAAAGTTATGCATTTAAGGGTATTGTAATCAAGAATGCTGAAGCAAGTATTAACTTGACTAAACAGCCAAGTATTACAAATATCGCACCACCTACGGGTAATCCTGATAAATCACAAGTCAACAACACTAGTTCTAAATCCAGTTCATCAAATGTCACAATACACCAAGAGTTTAAAACTGATATGACGATAAATGGAGCTAAAGAGCCGGTGGAGTCTGCTAATGCTGTGAAGCGCCAACAGGAAAACTCAATGGTAATTATGGCTAGAAGTGCGAAAGGATTGATTGCCTAGTTGCTTATTTGACCCGGATAAAGAGATGCATTGTATTCACAAGCATCTTTTAGTCCAAATTTCTTTACTAGGGCATTAGCAGCAGCAAGTGATGATTTTCCTATATTGATTCTAGTTTGCTCATTGAGATAAGGTGCACAATTTAGGTATGTATTATTTCTATTCTGAATAATATGTTTTTGTGTTTCATTTGAGAATTTACAACCTACTTCCTTCATAGCTACATCCAAAGTTACTTGCTCGTATTTGTGTTTGCAATATTCTAGAGTTTCACCATCATTTTTGTTAGCAAACAATGAGGTGCTTAAAAATATAGAGGTAATTAGTAATAGTGGAGTTTTCATATTTGATACCTTATATTCTTTGGTTTGTGTGAAAAAGTATTTTTAGCTGGGTGCTCTATGAGATGTATTGTATTAATTTTGGCGTGTCTTTCCAGTGCAAATGTATTTAGCGATGTTTCGAATTTAAGCGCTGAAAATGCTGCTACTGTTTTAACAGATGATTTATGGTTAAGAGTTTCAGGTGATAAGGGACATATGCTCTTAAACGGAAAACCGTTAGTTCATGAGTTGGAAAACTGGAAAACAAGATTTAGGAATAATTTTGAGAGCTGTGATGAATTGGCAATATACAACAACAATCAAGAATTGCAAAAAACATGCTATTTATCTTTAGCTAAAGAATATGCGGATTGGATTGAGTTTTCCGAAAATAAGAGTCTCAGCCCTTCAGCATGGAGAGCAGCTGCGGCTGGTTCATTTTATGCCAATAATGTGGATTTATCCCAATGGGTTTCATTGTCCAGACTTTATCAGGCTAGAGAAGATAAAAAAAAGAAAGAGCATATTAAAAAATATGTAGATGATTCACTTTTGTTACCTAAAGAAGATGCAGCCCCATAAGTTAAAATATTTCAGCCCAAGCACCACCACTGAATAAAAGTGTGACTAGGATTAGTTTTTTCATTAATTTGATCCCCGAATAGTGGTCTTAATGCTTAAAGTATCGTTTTGATCGTTACTGTCTGCAATAGTTTTATGTTAAGATAAATTGACTAGATGAATTATTAATAGTATAAATATTGCAATACCACTGGCAAAATATAGGAAAACTTTAAATGAAATTTAATGAAGGTACTGGATTTGCCTAAGCCAAAATTATACTTATCAATAAAGCCTGTCTACTTGATGGGTTTTGTTATTTTAGGGGTTTCCATATTTGCATTTCTTTTTGCACTATGGACGTTGGTATTTGAGGATTATCTATTTTTATGGTTTATTCCCACACCTGAGGTAAACAACTGGGGTGTATTGATTGCTGCTTTAGTAGCTATGATTGGGTGGTTAGTCACATCCATTATTACAACAAGAAATTCAGTAAAACAATATACTATTACGATGTTGCTTCAATCTAGATTGTCGTCAGAGTATATTAAGCATGCTACCGCAGTTAACAATCTTTTAATTGGAAATAAAGATTTAAAAATAGATTTGGAATTTATTAATGACCTAGAAAACCAAGATGTGGTTGTCTCAGTAACTTATATCTTAAATTATGCAGAATTTGTGTGCGCAGGGTTGCGTTGTGGTGACTTCGATAATCATTTATTAAAAATGACGCTTAAAGGAATTTTTAGCAACCTATACGGCCGTTGTGAGCCTTATATTATTGAATGCCAAAAAACCAACCCAAAATGCTATGAGCATTTTACGCAAGTTATCGCGGTATGGAAGATTAAATAAATCACTAAATGTCTTATCA